CGTCGCTGCGGTATTTGTGAGTTCGGTGAAAATCTTATCGGCCGTGCGTCTCAGTGCGGAAACTAAGAAATTATCGGTGAAACTTCCCACGAATGAAGTGTTTATTCATAGCTGTTACAAGAATGTGGCAAAAGATTTATACAAAAACCCGTACATCTTCGCCGAAAATCAATCTGAACATGCGAGGAATGATCAATTGTATGATCGATTTGCTCTATGTGTAGAAAATACAGTGAAAGAACTCATTCCCGTACAGGAAATTCTTCAGACGTACATGACCGACCATACTGACGATATCATAAATCCGCAGGAAATGGATATGTCACGCGACGATGTTGAGGAATACGAGGAACCGGTAGGTGGTGAAGAAGAACCCCCCGTGGGGAGTGCTGAAGAGCCCGTACCTGCACCCGGGGCTATACCAGATTTCGACCCAGACCCCGTAGATGATTCGGGTATGGAACCTGTACATCAGGAGGGTGAACTTGCTGGCCCGATTGACTCTCAACGAAACCCATTTGAAGACGAGTTCCGAACTATTTCTTCGACGCGATCACACCAAGAGTCACAGGAGGAGGAGTGCGAAGATTTATTTCCAGATGCATCTGAAACCAGAACAAAAAAACTTAGCTATTAAATATGGACATGGACGAATATTTTAGGGATCCAACTTCGGCCGCTCTCATTGCCGCATCTCTGACCGCTTTATATATTCACGGAAAGGCCCGTTTAAATGACGAAGGTGCTTTAACAACGAGTGCATATGTAAAACCGGCTATCCTAAATGCTATATTAATATACTTCATAATCTCAAACGGTGTTGGTAAACGTGAAACGATATCAACCGACCCCTTTTAAATAGATCACTTAAAGATTAACCCCATACTATTAGAAAATGACTTCGGTTACTGCTTTTAATGATATGATGGGACAGTTTCTCGCCGAGCTTCACATGTCTTTTCCAGAGGAGAAGAGTATCAAGAAGTACATGACCGCGTTTGAGCTTCTGCGCTCTGCCAATGGTAGGCTTGTAGTCGACGGATTCATGGCCGCTATCGCACCTCACATGGATAAAATTTCTGCGAAGGACGAGAACTTTTTTATTGAAAATGCGGAAACCATCGATTTCTTAAAAGATATCAATCTCAAAAACATTTGGCCTATTGCATCGGACAACACTCGAGAGGCTATCTGGCAGTATATTCAAACGCTTTACATGCTCGGTACCACGATCACGTCTATCCCTCCCGAGACGCTATCCATGATTGAAAGTGTCGCTAAACAATGTGCCGACAAACTTCAGGAGGAAGGGGGTGATATTGATGAGTCTCAGCTCATGAAGTCTATGCAGGGTCTCCTCGGTGGTATGATGAAAAAATAAAAGTTTATTATATAAATGGCGACTCGGTCGGTGTTTAGCGAACCGAAAGAACTTTTTAATAAAGATGAAATTCTTAATTTTTGGCCAATTGAAAAACAGAGTGCAGCAGAGCGAGTGAACTCTACTGCTCGTTTTTTGATATATGCCACATGCATTCTATATTTAATTAAACGTGACATCCGGGTGTTTATTCTCGGTATGACAGGTGTAGGTGTTCTTTATGTAATGGAAAGATCTAATATGATCAAAGAAGGTAGTATTCGACCAACTAAAACTACGAGTAAATATCATTCGCAGTGTCAGATACCCACACAAGATAATCCCATGGGAAATGTACTCATGAGCGATTACACGGATCGCCCTGACCGGCCATCTGCGTGTGATGTAACGACGGTGGGTAATGATATTAACGATATACTGTTCGAAAATATCCCGTATGGTCCCACACGTTCCCGGTCGTCTATGCCGGATATTCAGAGGAACGCGTATGCCCGCCAATTTGTAACTTCACCAGTGTCGAACATACCGGGTGATCAGACAGCGTTTGCGGAATGGTTATATGGTGAAAAGAACGCTCCCATGTGCAAGTCTGATGGAATGACGTGCAGCCCCAACGCTAGGGGTGTTCAATTGGAAGCTTTCGGTGGAATTGACATTGCCGGCGATAAAAGGAGTGGTATGACACGGGGATCTGGTTTGTCCGCATCATAGTCTAGATAATATTCTCATGTAATAATAAATGGCGTATCAACTCCAACCTGGAATGAAAATCGTTAACAACCCAGTAGCCCCCCCGGTGTGTGCGACCGAAGAAATATTTTCGTACCCCAAGCCGAGTTCCCTGAACTACGGGTCTCGCCCCAATACGATGCTTTACGGAACGGCTCCCTTCATGGCCGGTAAGGGTGCCCCAGCCGAACACATCGAGACGAGTGACGCTTTACGCCCCCAATCTACGAGTCAGTTTAACAAAATTGTTTCTCAGACGTATGAGAAGAATCATTTCCCCCTCCAACACATTGAGTGTGGACTCCCCCTTAGAAGCATGACATACGAGCCCGCGAGTACGCGTGCCGATATTCAGAACGCGATATTTACACAAAGATATCAGAATTAAAAATCTCAATAACAGGTAAGAATGGCTGATCCAGTGTCTATACTAGCGGTCGCCGGTTTGGCATATGTAGGAAAGAGATTGAGCGATCGAAACTCGGAAACATATGAACCAGAACAACCCCGAGTATATACTCCAAAGCCCCCAGTTGAACTTAAAATGCCCGAAATCATGAGTGAAGCCGATGAACGCGTTCCCATGCGAAAAGTTGAACTGTCGTCGTTTGCTGATATAGCACCCCAAATTAGAACAAACGGTGGAGAGATGCTCACCATGCGAGACCGAATGTACGATACCGGGCGCATGAATAATTTATCTCCTGTTGAAAAACAACTCGTAGGCCCGGGTCTTGGTATAGATGCGTCTGTACCCGCCGCCGGTGGATATCAACAACTTTTGCGTGTCAATCCCGAAAATGTCGGTGCGTATCGTCTCACAACTTTACCCGGCCGAACGGGACCCGCCGCTGACACTAAGGGTGGTCGACGTGGTGTGATGGGACAATTTGCGCAAAATCGTCCCGAAAAGACGGCGGATCTTGCGTCTCGACGCCCAGAAGTGTTTGGACGTGCTCAGGGTATGAACGGTGTCGTCCCACGTGGTGAGCATGAACATACCAAGCGTCTCACAAACCGGTCTGAGACTGGGACACGTGACGACGCACTTGGATTTTCTGGAGCGAAGCGTATTGTTTCCGGTACCACGTTAGCCATGGACCCCACGCGTAACAAGAAAGATGGTAATATTGAACAATACCAATACAACAATCAACCTGGGCCTGATATCAACCATTACGCACACGGCTATCTCAATGCTCCCGGTGTTAAGATTGGTGAGTCACGTGTATATGGGACGCCTCACACCGTCGCAGAACTTAACAAATATGGTTTCAGACCCGACGATCGACGTGGTAAGGCGAACCGCGTTGGTAACGGTGGGCGCATGAATGTTCGTGCGGGGCCTCTCAATCAGGGTGGTATGCCTACCGCCCTTCGAACGGATACTACCAGGATAGATGGTCGCGTTAACCCCGTCGCTGGTGGTTGGACGCAACAATATCAGAATAATTCGTATCATCAACTTAACGCGCATAAGGGTCACATGAACCCTCTCGCACATAAAGAAAACCTGAACGTGGCGAAGAAGCAGATGGCTAATAACCCATACGCTCAGCAGTATTGGTAATTTATTCAGAACCGTGAAATAACCCCCATTAAAATATTATCCATATATTTTAATGAGCGTGCACACGTTAGATATAGATAGTAGTGAACGCGACCCAGTCGTGTTTCCTAACACAGGGGATTATGAAATTGAATTAAAAAGACCTATATACGACGTAAGTAAAATTTCTCTTATTTCTGCACGTATCCACAACAGTCAATTGCTTATCCACGAGAGAAATAATTCATTTTCCGTAAATAACACGGTGATTACTCTAGATAATAACAATTATAGTGGGAAAACACTGGCGACTGAAATTGTTACAAAAATCCCCGTCGTCACGTCAGCCTTGTACGATGCGACGACGAATAGTATAACTATGAATGGATCTGCACCGTTTACGTTTGAATTCTACGGGGGTCATAATGGGTACGCTAAATTGGACAACGGATACACAACACCGCATGATATTCTTGGTCTTCCAGCGAGTAATGTTTCGTCTAGTGGAAACACACTCACGACCGGTAGTATAAATTTACAGGGTCCAGACGCACTTATTGTGAAACTCAGCAGTGGTTCCGACGAATTCAATAAAACTGTTTTTTCTGACAACCCATTTTACACTGGTCGAATACTTTTATGTGGCGATGCTACAAACTTTTCTGGAAAAGATGATGCAGTTGAACACTATTTTCATTCTGGTGTACAAAAGACGATTTCTCGTCTTCGTGTACAATTTTTGTATAGTAGCAACAATCGGATCATACCATATGATTTTAGACACGCTACGCACGTTTTAAAACTAGAAATCAATTGTTCGACTGATAAATTGACTACTACACCGAAAGTGAAAAAGGACTTTTCACTACCTACACCTATACGCATCCCTGAGTTGGAAGATCCGGATAGGTGGACACCGATTGTGTATATAAGTATAATAATCGTGACCGGGTTAGTATTTCTCCTGCTTACAAAACCAAGACGTCCAATTAGCGGGTGACCGCGTAGACGGCGGGGGATGGCTTCCTGACACGGGAAGACATCCTGGAGATCACCATGTATACGACCACTGATAGGAGAGTGGTGAATAGGGCGGTGAGCGCATAGTTAAGACCACCGTTCTTCTGGACCTTGATGATCTGGTGAATAGACCAGCGAACGAGGTCCATCCACGAGAGCGCCGCAGCGAACGAGAAGCCGGCGACAACTGCGTTGAGCGATTGTGCTTCGAGTTCACGGGAGATGGCAATCAGGGCTTCGGTGGCGTCGGCGGACATTTTTAATATAAAACAAGATTTTATTCCGGGATCAAATCTTCGACCTTTAATATTTTTTTAAATTTTTGTCCGTTATATCCTTTAATTTTTTGTATAGAACTATCGTCATCTGATTCGGTGTCCGAATCTGATGACGAATCACCCCGTGCCCTGAATGATTTATATTTACTATCAGACCAACCCTCAGGGGTCGATGTGTTCATTACTATCAATAGCATTTTTTATCATTTCTTCTGACGGATTTGTAGGCTTCCAACCTTCCCATGCGTCATACGCCTGGTTGATCGCCTGCATTTGGATATTGTCACCTGAATATGGTTCAAATAAACTCTCTTCGTCATCCACGATTTCTATGTCAGATTCGTCAGATGAATCATCTTCATTTTCGTATATTTCTGGAAAATAAGTGCCTATTTTCTTACCCACGGAGTGCATCGCGCAATATTTCATGCAGTATTCCATATCCTTCCCGAGAATTGTTGATCGTCCACATGCTTTAGCGTATTCCCCTGAAAGAACTACAGCTTCTTCCATGACGGGCGTTATAATTTCAATTGCTGATTGAACCACTGTCGAAGAGAAGTCGTGCCCCTCCATTTTCGTATCTCAATATGTTATAATTGATCGCGTAAACTCTAAGCTCCCTTTCGTCGACCTTTCCATTTAAAAGTAATTTTAGTCGTTGTTCTTTAACCAATGATAAATTGCGTTGTCCAGTTGGATACCATTTTTCGGGTTCAAGTGCAAAACTATATGAATAGAAACGCCTAAACAGTTGTGTTCTAGAATGGTGTATACCACTCTGAACTGCGCGGAGTGCTATAACGTTTCCTGTGATATCATTAATAGGCTCTTCATCGTTTAAGGACAATGTGAGTCCTTTCAAATTTTCGTAATTAATGTACTCAAGTTTACCGTTTATCTGTATGGTCTGCATCGTATGATCATAATCAAATATCGTAGAACTATTACGTTTTATGACAAAGTACAACTCCTTTACCGGATTTGCAAATTCTGTTTTAAATGTGAGTTCCTGCGTTTCCAAACTCGTTGAATCGGGGATTGCAAAATTTTCGTTCTGTACTTGTGTGATGATATGATCTCGTTTAAGTGTACGTAACTTAATACGTTCCTCGTCACCGAGTGCGACGAGTTCGGTTTCGAGTGCGATGGAATTTATATGAGGTTC